AAGGCCAGTTGCTGTCGCGGGTGGACGCCCGCACGGTCAGCGGCAACTCGATTGCCTACAACATGCTCGACTCCACGTCGCGGGCTGACGGTTCGCGTCAGGGCGGCGTGCTCGGCTACTGGGTGGACGAGGGCACGGCCCCGACGGCCAGCAACACCAAGATGGCCCGCATGGAGATGAAGCTCCGCAAGGTGGGTGCCTTCGGTGTGATGACCGACGAACTGCTGGAGGATGCCGCCGCGCTGGGCGGTGAACTCGAAGCCGCGTTCGCCTCGGAACTCATCTTCCAGGTGGAGAACAAGATCTACCGCGGCAACGGCGCGTCGGCCCCGCTGGGCTTCCTGAACGCGCCCTGCCTCGTTGAAGTCGCCAAGGAAACCAATCAGGCGGCGGCGACCATCAACACCACGAACATCTCCAAGATGTGGGCGCGTATGTCGTCCCGGTCGAAGGGGAACGCGGTGTGGCTGGTGAACACCGAGTGCAATCCACAGTTGGACGAACTGGCACAGGCCATCGGCACGGGCGGCACGGCTCCGCGGTTTGTGAACTACGACGCGGCCGGCGTGCTGACCATCAAGGGTCGCCCGGTCATCGAAGTGGAGTACGCCGAAGCGGTGGGCACGGTTGGTGACCTCGCGCTGGTGGACCTCAGCAAGTATCGCCTCATCCGCAAGGGTGGGGTGCAGCAGGCGTCTTCGATGCACGTCTACTTCGCGCAGGGCGAACAGGCGTTCCGTGCCTTCTACCGCGTGGACGGCCAGCCGGTGCCCCGCGCCCCACTGACCCCGTTCAAGGGCAGCGCCACGCTGTCTCCGTTCGTGGTCCTTGCCACCCGAGCGTAATAGGAGCCACCCATGAGCAGACTCAGCGAAGAACTTAAGCCTTTTGCAGTGACCGAATCGGCGGACGTGACCACCAATGGCGTGGACACCAAGTCGGTGAACTTCGGCAAGCTCCACAGCGGCATGTATATGTTGAACTTCGGTTCAATCACTGCCGACGACGTGCTGAAAGTGTATGTGGGCGCGGCCACCGCGACCAAGACCACGGCGATCGCCTTCCGTTACCGCCTCGCGGGCGCGGATACGAAGTCGGCGGGTTCGGACAGCTTCGGCGCGTTCACGGCTGTCGCCAGCACCGGCCTGACCCTGACGGCAGCGACCTTCGACCACAAGTGCGTGATTGTCGAGATCGACTCGCAGGAGATTGCGGACGCCACGCCCTACGTGACGCTCGAAATCGCGGGCAGCGCGACCACGCAGAACGTCTCGATCACGTTCATCGGCAAGCCCCGGTTCAGCAACAACGCCGGTCTGCCGACGGTTCTCTAGCACGAACGGCGGAACTCCCGCCATTGGAATGTGGGGTGCCTCGGTCTGAATAAGACCGGGGCATTCGCACAAGAGGGAAAGGACACACCATGTCACACACGAATGTGAAATCCACCTGGGAAGACGGCAATCTGGTATTCCGCGACAAGTCGGATGAAGAGATTTTCACGGTTGACGGAGCCTCGCGCAAGATCACGATCCCGAGCGGGTCCACGCTGGAACTGGCGTCGGGCGCGATCGCGTCGTTCTCTGATGAAGTGCTGGCCGCGGCAGACATCGCCCTGGCAGACGCGAACATCCTCGTCGGCAACTCGGGTGGCGCGGCCACTGCGGTGGCCCTGTCGGGCGATGCGACGATTGCGAACACGGGCGCACTGACCATCGCCAACGGCGCGGTGAGCCTTGCGAAGATGGCGAACATCGCCACCGACACGTTCATTGCACGCGATACGGCGGGCACGGGCGTGCCGGAGGCCGTCTCAGCGGCCAACGCGCTGGCGATGATGGTCGGTGTGGCGGGTGTCGCGGCGGGCTACAAGGTGGCACGCGGCGTGGCGGCAGTGACGGGCACGCTTGACGTGGTGACGGGCCTGACCACCGTGGTGGCGGTCATTGCGACGGCGCAGGATGACCTCGACGGCGACACCCTCGCGGGTGTGTCTGCCACCATTGGCAACCAGTCCGGTGCGCCGGCTGCTGGGTCGATCACGATCAAGGCGTGGAAGGTCACGGCGGGTGGCGCGGCTGGCAACCCGACGCTGATCGCCGCCAACGCGGCCAAGAGCGTCAACTGGATCGCGATCGGCGTGTAAGGCTATGGCTGGCACTGTCACCCAGGCGTATACGTCGATTGGCAATATCCGCCGCGTCACGCTGACGTGCACGGCGGATGGGGCGGATGGCTCGTTTCCGAGCACCGCCCTGACGACCCCGATTGAGGGCCGGCTGTTGAAGCTGGTCACCAATCCCGGCGCGACGGCCCCACAGGACAACTACGACATCGTGCTCAACGATCAGCATGGCTTCGATGTCCTGCAGGGGGTGGGGGCGAATCGTCACACCACCACCACGCAGGAGGCAGTGATTGTGTATTCCGGCACTGGCACGCATCCGTGCGTGGATGAGTCGGACACGCTCACGCTGGTGGTTACTGGCAACAACGTCAACAGTGCGATCACCGTCGTTGATGTGTATTACGCCTTAGGCGGGTAACGGCCGTGGCGCTGTCACTTGTGACCGCTCCGGTGGCCGAGCCGATCACGACGGCAGTTGCAAAACTCCATTGCCGGGTGGATCACTCCACGGACGATGCGCTGATTGACACGTTGTGTGGCGCGGCCCGCGATGTGTTCGAGACGGGCACGCGGCGGAAGTGCATTACGCAGACCTGGGACATGAAGCTGGATCGGTTTCCCTGTTGGGATGAGCCGATTGTGTTGCCGTTTGCGCCCGTGGCCTCGGTCACCAGCGTGACCTACGTGGACACCAACGGCGACACGCAGACGTGGAGTTCCAGTTACTACACGACCGACCTTCCCACAGGCCCACAGGCGATGCTGGGGCGCATCGTCCCGGCCTACCAGCAGGACTACCCACAGACCCGCGATGTGATCAACGCGGTCACGGTGCGGTTCGTGGTGGGGTATGGCTCGGCTGGTACGTCGGTCCCTGCGGGGATGCTGGCCGGCATGAAGTTGTTGATCGGCCACTGGTATGAGAACCGCCAGTCGGTGATCACGGGCACGATTGCCACGGAGATTCCACAGGCGGTGGAAACCCTCATGTGGCAGTTCAGGGCGTATTGATGCAGATCGGCACCTTGCGCGATCGGGTGACGATTCAAAGCGTCACATATGCGTCCAGCACACAGAGCGCACAGGGAGTGGCGAGTTTTAGCACACTGGCGACCGTGTGGGGCGCAGTGAAACCGCTGGGCGGCACGGAGTCGCTGGCCGCGGCGTCGGTGACGTCACAGGTGCGCTACGAGATCGAGATCAGGCATCGGGCTGATGTGACTGCTGGGATGCGCGTGACGTGGACGCCCTACCGCGGGCCTTCTGTGACCGCGGAGATTCTTGCGATCCAGTTGCATCCGTCGATGACGGATCGCCTGGTGCTGCAGTGTGGGGCGACCGAGTAATGGCGAACCTCTCACTGGCCGCAGTTTCGGTGGGTGTGTATACCGCGCTGAACGTCTCGGGGTTGACGGCGTTGACGCCGCGTATCTACGACGACATCCCCCGTGATCCGGCCTATCCACTGGTGCTGTATTCGGTGGATGAAGTCGAGGCGCGAGGCATGGGGACAAGCGAGATGCCCGAGATCGATCTGCGGGTGTCGGTGTTTTCGACCTCTGCGACGGGTGCTGAGGCACAGGCGATCATCGCCAAGGTCAAGGATCTGCTGAAGGATGCCGCGCTGACGGTGAGTGGGTACACGATGGCCGGCCGTGTCGTGTGGCGGGAAACCGTGAAGCTGGGCATGACCGAGATCAACGGCGTGAAGGTGAACGAATGGGTGGTCCTGTTCACGCTGTGGCTGGTGGCGTCGTGACGCTCTTAGACGCGAAGGGTCAGCCGGTCGAACCAAAGCCTGTGGCGTGCCCACAGTGTGGGGCTGGCAAGGATAAGCGGGTGATCTCGGCTGGGTTTGGGTCACCGCATGACGTGTGTGGCGTCTGCGGGTTTGATTTTGAGGAGTGGACATGCCGCTAAAAGGTGCTGAGTTTGTCGCGGTCGTGCGGTTGATGACCCGCGACGGCGTGGTGGCGCAGGTGGGCGAACGGTGCGACTACGTGCCGGTGGACAGCCTCGCGTGGTTGTTGGAGCAGGGCAAGATTGCGCCCGCGCCGAAGGCCGAGCCGGTCAAGAAAGGGCGGGCGTAAATGGCGAAATACGGATCGAGCGCGTTCAAGTTTTTCCTGATCAACGGCTACGACATGCTCGCCTCGGCGGTCCAGAGCGTCAACTGGAAGCGGGAAGTGAAAACCGAAAACGCCCACGGGCTGGGCGATACGGCTGAACTGCCGACGCCGGTTGGCATCAGCACGTACACGTTGTCGCAGTCGGGCGGGTTCTTTAACGACGCAGCGACCGGGGCGCATGGGTTGTTGGCGGCGGGGGCCACGGGGGCGTCTCGCGTGGTGTGCTTTGGCGTGGCCGGTAACACCACGGGTGCGCCGTTTGTGGGGTGCCTTGGGGCGCTCACCGTGTCCTACGAGGTGATCCCGCAGATCGGGGCGCTGACCAAGGCCAACGCGGATTACCAGGTGACGGGACAGGCGTA